AGCGCGGTTTGTTGATCGCTGCTAAGCCTAAGAAGTTGATTGTTCCTCCTTCATTGCAATTCGTGGCTACCCGCCTGTTGGAAACCAGCCTCCGTGTTGGCACTACCGACAACGATATCAATGCACTGAAGAACAATGGTTCTATCCCTGAAGGGTATACACAGAACCACTTCTTGACCGATAGCAATGGTTGGTATCTGACTACTGACGTACCTAACGGTATGAAGCATTTTGTCCGTACTCCGCTGTCTAACAGCATGGACGGCGACTTCGACACCGGCAACGTGCGTTACAAGTCTCGCGAGCGTTATTCGTTCGGCTGGTCTGACCCATTGGGAATGTTTGGTTCCCCCGGTTCGTCCTGATGAAAAAGGGGGCCTTGTGCCCCCTTTTCTTTTGGTGTATATTGAACACATTCCGAGATTCATCGGTGTATCAAACAGGCTCGGCTGACCTCATGCAGATTGATACGCCACAACGCATGGAGAATTAAACATGGGATTCGCAACTCACCTTGGCCCTTGGTTGTTGGGCACTGTTAAAAACACCACTGGCACTACCGCAGGCACTATCCGCAATTTGGGCGCTACTGTCGTATCACAGTCCAAAGCTATTTTGTACACAGACATTACAGCAGCTACCGCCGCTTTTACGATTCCAGCAGGATCGCAGATTCTGACCGCTCAGTTCAACACTACCGTTGCTTATGCAACAACAACTCCTACATACGTTCTGCAAGTAAATGGCACAGCTATTAACACAGCAGCAAACGGAAGCGTATTTGCAAACACTGGCATCGTAAATATTTTGCTTGGCAATAACTCTGCCGCCGCCGCTGTGTTGTGTAACAACGTGGGTACAACAGACGCAAACATCACGTTTACACAGGCTAACGTCACCGCCACATCTGGTGCTGGTGTATTGACTATTACGTACGTTGTCAAAGGCTCTGACGGCGCTGCTAATCCTTCACAGGTTTAATTGATCTTGGGGGCCTCGGCCCCCATTTTTAAGGAGATTAATTATGATGCAGACAGACGTAAAAAGCGGCGCGGCAGGGGCAGGGGCAACTACCACTATTTTTGCTGGCCCATCCCGCATTAAAGGTGTATCCATTAGCTATCCATCAGGCGGAACAGTTGTTCTCAATGATGGGACAGGCGGCACAGCTATGTTTTCATTTACTGCGCCAGCGGCTGCGGGTTCTATCTACATGATGTTCCCCGGAGAAGGCATTAAGTGCAGCACTAATATTTCTGCTGTGGTAGCAGCAAGTACTACCGCAGTAGTGTTCTATGGCTAAGAAAAAAGGCCCTGTTCTATCAATTGGAAGAGGCGAAAAACTGCCTGTATCCAAGGGAGCGGGTTTGACTGCCAAAGGCCGTGCCAAGTACAACGCAGCAACAGGAAGTAACTTGAAGGCTCCGCAACCACAAGGCGGCAAGCGCAAGGACTCGTTCTGCGCTCGTATGTCTGGTATGCCCGGCCCGATGAAAGATGAAAAAGGCAAGCCCACCCGTAAGGCGGCTGCTTTAGCAAGATGGAAGTGTTGACATGACTGAGCAAACAGACACCGTAAAAAACACGCTAGACATCGTGGCAGTTTTTACTACGCTTGGTACATTTTTAGATTTGCTTACTCCTGTATTCGGTTTGATCGGTGCAGTAGTCGGTGTCATGCGCATTTACGAAATGGCTACAGGTAAAGAGTTTTCTGCACTGTGGCGTAAAAAGAAGGCAGATGATGCCGAGCACGAGTAAGAAACAGCACAATTTCATGGCGGCGGTGGCTAAAAACCCAGAGTTTGCCAAGAAAGCCGGAGTCCCGCAGTCTGTGGGCAAAGAATTTTTAACTGCCGACAAAGGCAAAACTTTTAAAAGAGGTGATGATATGGCAACAAAAATGGATCCCAAGATGATGGCAATGATGGCTGCTAAGAAACGCGGTGCTGGTAGAGGCGCTATGGCTCCCGCCCGTCCTGCTATGGCTCCTGCCGGTGGTATGGGCATGATGAATAAGGGCGGCATGGCTAAGATGGCTGCTGGTGGTATGCCCATGAAAGACGGTAAACCTGCTTTTATTGGCGACGGCAAAGGCGCAATGAAACATGGCGGCATGGCTAAGATGGCCTCTGGCGGTTTAGCTGCTGGTCATAAAGCCGCTGACGGCGTTGCTAAAAAAGGCAAAACCAAAGGCATGATGGTTAAGATGAACAAGGGCGGCAAAGCCTGCTAAGGAGTAATCATGGCAACAAGCGCATTTGGTAAAGCATTTCGTGCGGCTCGTGAGGCTGGCGACAAAGAATTTGAGTTTGGTGGAAAGAAGTACAACACCAAAATGAAAGACGCAGATTCCGTTGAATCTGAACGCACTGCTGGGCAACGCAAAAAAAGTGAAACTCTGACTTCTTTGATGTCTGCTGAACGGAATATGCCAGAAGGCACTTCTGACTTAGCAAAACAAAAAATTAAAGAAGCTGTTGGCAATGCGCAGCGCGACTACGCAGGAAACCCGCCTAAAGGCGTAAACGCAATTGACAAGGGTGGCGCGAGTCGTTCGTTGAAGGTTATAGATGACCGTAACAAAGATACAGAGCGTGCAAATATCAAAGCTGCTGCAGACGACATGCGCGGTAGAAAAATGGAAGGTGAAATTCTGAACAACATGATTACCAACCCTCCAATGAGAAAAGGCGGAACGGTAAAAATGGCTTCTGGTGGCATGACTGCTTCTCGCCGTGGCGATGGTATTGCTCAGCGGGGTAAGACTCGCGGAAAGATGTGTTAAATCATGGCAACTAAATTTCCCCCCGGACAAGACATGGATAACGTTTCCCCTAAAGATTTAGAGGAAGCTAAGACGTACACCAAGGAACGTAAGGCGTATAAGGATGCCTCCCAAATTGAGCATGAGCGTGATCGTGGAGCGGGAGACGTAACTCATATATTTAAGCCCATGATTGAGAAAATGCGGGCGGCTAAAAGCGAAAGAAAAGCAGCGTCAGCAGACCGCGCATCACGCGTAAACGTGATGGGCGACACCTATAAAAAAGGTGGCTCAGTCTCCTCCGCTTCTAGTCGCGCCGATGGCATCGCTCAGCGAGGTAAGACTCGCGGAAAGATGTGCTAAATCATGATGTCCTCTCGCGGTATGGGCGCTATCAGCCCTTCTAAGATGCCTAAGGACAAGACGATCACCCGCAAGGATGATCCGAACAAGGTCAAGGTATATAAGGAAGGCGGAGAAACAAAGTCCAAGGTAAACGAGGCGGGTAATTACACTAAGCCAGAGTTACGCAAGCGAATCTTCAACAGCGTCAAAGCTGCGGCGATCGCAGGTACAGGCGCAGGGCAGTGGAGTGCAAGAAAAGCGCAGGTAATGGCTAAACGGTACAAGGCTGCTGGCGGCGGGTATCGTGATTAAAAAGCCGCAGCAATCCCTAAAGGACTGGGGCAAACAAGATTGGACAACTAAAAGTGGTAAAAAATCTTCTGAAACTGGCGAACGATACCTTCCAAAAGCTGCGATCAAAAGTCTCAGCCCTGCTGAGTACGCTGCGACAACACGTGCAAAACGTGCTGGCAAAGCTAAAGGGAAGCAATTCGTAAAGCAACCGCCAAAAGTGGCAAAGAAAACGGCAGGATTTAGATAATGGCTTACGTATCCTCTTCCAACTCGTTTAACCTTGATCTCAATGAGATGATCGAGGAAGCGTATGAGCGGGCGGGTCTAGAGGTTCGTACTGGCTATGAGTTTCGTACGGCACGCCGTTCATTGAATTTGCTCACCATTGAGTGGGCAAACCGGGGTATCAATCTGTGGACTGTGGAAGAAGGCGCAATTACCATGGTTACTGGACAGGCGGTATACCCGCTTCCAGAAGACACGATCGACTTGCTTGACCATGTTATCCGCCAGAATAATGGTTCGGCATCAAACCAGACAGATATTAATATCTCCCGTATCTCTGAGCCTACCTACTCGACCATCCCAAACAAACTTACGACTGGTCGACCAATTCAAGTATGGATTAACCGTCAAACGGCGCAGACAAATTTAACTTCGGTTACTTTAAATGGCACGATTACCAGCACCGCGACAACCATTGTGGTTAGCAATGCGTCGGCGTTAACCACTACAGGGTTTATAAAGATTGACTCCGAGACGATTGGCTACACCAACGTGGATGGTAATAGCCTGATAAATTGCACCCGTGGGCAGAACTACACTACAGCGGCGGCGCATACGACTGGCGCGGCAATATATGCCCAGAACCTGCCCTGTATCAACGTCTGGCCTACTCCCAATGCTGGCGGAGCCTACACTTTTGTGTATTGGAGACTGCGTAGACTTCATGATGCTGGCAGTGGTGTAAACGTGCAAGACATT